ATCCCGAAATACCCTCAACTAGCCTGAACCAGCAAGAACCAGCCCGAACCAGCGGTAGTTCAGTCATATCTGGTCGGATCGAGCCGAGGTTGGTCACGCCTGTTCCACCCGGTGAGAGTTTTGGTCCTGCCCTGACTGCTTGGGCGAAACGCGTGCTCAATATTGAGCTTATGGAATGGCAAAAGCGCATCTGTAACGACGCGTTGACTGTGGATGCCGACGGTGACTTTGTGTTCCGTGAGGCTTGTATCAGTACGGCCCGACAGAATGGAAAAAGTTTGGTCATGCGAGCAGTGGCAGGGTTTATGGCTACCGAGTATGCAGCTGCTCGGCGTGAGCCTCAGACGATTGTCATTGTCGCTAACCAGAAGCGTCGGAGCATGGCCTTGTTTCGTGATGTTGTTCGCGACCTAGAAAACTTTGATTGCAAGGTTCGTTGGCAGAACGGTGACGAGCGGATCAACTTTCCTGACGGCTCGAGTATTTCGGTTGTTGCGGCGTCCGCTCATGCTCACGGTATGACCGCCTCTGTTCTGCTTGTGGATGAGGTTTGGGACATTAGCCCCGAGGTTGTGTTTACTGCTTTACGGCCTTCGCAGATTGCGGTCAAGAATCCCATGATGATGCTCTTTAGCACGGCTGGCGATCAGGGCAGTACCGTCCTTTTACAACTAAGAGAACAGGGCATCGCGGCGATTGACTCGGGTCAACCGACGGCGCTCTATTTCGCTGAGTGGTCACTTCCGCCCGGGGTGAGTTTGGAAGATCGGTCATATTGGGGCTGGAGTAATCCTGCCCTCGGGACGACCATCACGGCCAAGGCTTTAGAACTTGCGTTTGACTCTCCGAACCGTCAAGCGTTCATTCGTGGCCACCTCAATTTGTGGGTTGATTCGACAAACTCTTATTTGCCGATCAATCTATGGAACGACCGCAAATCCGACAGACCAGCACCAGCAACCCAGTGGCTCACCATTGACTCATCGGTTGATGACTCCCGGTACGTCGGAATCTCAACCGCTTTTGACGACGGTCGCGTGATCGTGTCGGTCGCCTTCGTGGTGGAGTCGGCCGCGCAAATGTGGGAGGAAGTTGTGCGGATTATGCACGACCAAACCGTGAAACTTGCTGTCACCCCATCGCTAGAAATTCACTGCCCCCCAGACTTGCGTCGTCGGATGCAAATTGTCGGCTACGCCGAGTTACTTAAATGGACTGCAGCTTGTCGGGCCATGATCGTCGAGGATCGCGTCAACCACACTGGCGATATTGCACTGGCCGAACATCTCGCTCGAGCCGTGGCCGTCAAAACGGGCGGGTCCATTGTGCTCAGTTCGCAGAAGTCACCCGGTCCGATTGAGTTGGCGCGCTGTGCCGTGTGGGGAATTATGCTCGCGTCCAAACCAGTGCGGTCGTCGCGTGCCGCTTTCGCTTTTGGCTGAGGGTACTTAACACAGACCAAAAAGTGTGAGAGACTCGCTAGTGATGGCTCTTTTCGGTAGCAAGAAAGTTAATGCGACCCCCGCGTTTGCGTCTGCTCCCGTTCAGGCAGCGGCTGGTTCAGCTGCGCAGATCGGCGACTTTTACGCGTACTCTGTCGGGGAGTTGCAACGACTCGCTTTGTCTGTGCCGACCATTTCGCGTTCAATTCAGATGATCGCGTCAATGGTCGGCTGCTTGGAACTCAAGCATTACACGACCCAGTGGACGGGTGAGGATTATGAAGAAATCTATTTAGAAAACGAGTCGTGGATGGATCAGCCTGATCCTCGCGTGACTCGAAACTTCATTTTCTCTCAGCTTGTCACAGACCTCATTTTGTGGGGTCAGGGCTTTTGGTATGTCACCTCACGGTCGTCCGCAACGGGCCGTCCGCTTTCGTTTGAATGGCTCCCCGCCGCAATGGTCAGCCTTGGCGACCAGCAGACCGCCCAGCGTTTCGGCCCATCTAACGACATCATGTTTAACGGCGTCCAACTCAACACTGATGACGTGATCCAGTTCTTGGCACCGTCGCAAGGTCTGCTTTATACGGGCAACCGCGCAATCGCTACAGCGATCAAACTTCAGCAGGCATCAGATCGTTTCGCAGTGAATGAGATCGCCGCCGGGTGGCTTCAGCAAACCGACGCATCCGAACCAATGTCAGCCGAGGACCTTTCCGAACTTGCCGCCGCTTGGCGCAACGCTCGACAGGTTGGTGCCATTGGCGCACTTAACAGCGTCGTGACATTCAAAGAGTTCTCCAGTGACCCGAACAAACTGCAACTGATTGAGTCGCGTCAATTCCAAGCACTTGAACTGTCTCGGGCCACTGGAATCCCCGCATACCTTTTGGGCATCGGCGTACAGGGCTACACCTACCAAAACGCACAGTCCGCACGACAGGACCTTTACTTGTTTGGCGCAAAACAATATTTGGATTGCATTGAACAAACTTTGTCAATGAACAACATTTTGCCCCGTGGCCGTTATGTTGAATTTGACATTGACGACTATTTAGCAGAGAACGATTTAGCAAGCGTTGCTTACGAACCGTCAGCAGAAGAACGCAGATCAGAGGAAATGGCATGATTCGTCTAACAGCCGATCTACCCACAGTTGACTTCGCAAAATCAGAAGAAGACGCACCAGCGTCAATATCTGGAATTGCAGTTCCGTGGGCCCCAGTTACCGCGACCGTTTTAGGCGGACAGCGTGTGGCATTTGAGCGAGGCGCTTTTGATGTAAATCAGAAAGCCGCCAAACTTATTGAAGGGCATGACCTCACGCAGTTGCGTGGCGTCGTAAACGCTCTCGCCGATATGGAAGAGGGCCTCGGCTTTACCGCGACCTTCGCAAAAACAAGAGCCTCGGCAGATTCAATTGAGCTGATTCGCTCTGGCGCTTACGATGCGGTGTCCGTAGGAGCGGAGGTTCAGGAGTCGTACTACGACAAAGAACTGAAAGCCACCGTCGTCACCAAAGCTTCGCTAGTCGAATTGTCTTTGGTCGCCGTGCCAGCGTTTTCGGGCGCAGAAATACAAACTCTCGTGGCTCAGGCCGACGAACCCGACGAAGAAATTCCAGAAGAAACAACCCCAACAACACCATCCGAGGAGGATGAAACCATGTCAGAACCAACAAGCGTTGAAGCCGCAATCGCGACTCAACCGATCTATGCAACCGCCAAGCGCGAATTCAAATTGCCGTCAATGTCCGAATACATTTCGGCTTTTGTTCGTGGAGGAAGCGATTTCGCACAACTCAACGAAAACATTCGCGCCGCAGCTCCCAACGTGACCACGCCTGACATTCCCGGTGTGATCCCGACCCCCATCATCCAAAATGTGTTCAACTCGTTTGTCGGCTCGCGCCCTCTCGTGGATGCAACCACGCTTCGACCCATGCCGCAGGGAGGCTCAGTTTTCATTCGCCCTGTGGTGAATGTCCATGGATCAGTGGGTACTGCCACACAGAACACGACCATCACTGCGTCGGCTTTCGGCATTGACGACATTCAGATCACCAAGACCATTCAGGGTGGCTATGTTGAAATTAGCGAAGCCGCAATCGACTGGTCACAGCCTGAAGCACTCGGACCGTTGCTTGACGACATGGCTCGCGTGTACGCAGACCGCACCGACTTGCTCGCCTGTAGCGAATTGCAGACTGGCACCACCAACAGCAACAACTTTGCTAACGCATCAATTGCTGACCCGGCTTACTGGGTCGAGTGGATGTACACCGCCGCCGCAGACATCTTGACTGGCTCGAATGGCAACTTGCCTTCCGTGCTGGCTGTGTCTCCAAATGTCTGGAAATTGATGGGCTCTCTTTCGGATACGGCGGACAGACCGTTATTTCCACAGGTTGGGCCAATGAACGCATACGGTTCACTCAATGTTGCTTCGACACAGGGTGCGTTTGCTTTCGGTTTGCGCGTCGTCGTTGACCGCAACTTGACCTCGGCTGGCATGACCATCCTTGACCCGCGAGCACTTGAGAACTACGAAATGGCGAAGGGTGCAATTTCCGTTGAAATGCCCTCACAGCTTTCACGCCAAATCGCGTTCCGTGGCTACTGGGCATCAAAGGTCATTGACCCCACCCTCACCATCAAGGCCGCTTTCGTCTGATAGACGGAACTGAGTAGAGAGTCTGCACCATGGCCACATTTAGCGTGACGCACCACCAGCGTCTAAACGATGTTGCTGTGGTGCAGACCCTCGAAGCAACCGACATCACAGTCGGTCAGACAATCACACTGACAGGACTCGGTCACGGCCTCAACGGCACGCACATTGTTATCGCTGTACCGGTCAACTTGTTTGCTGGCGTTAACGAAGCAGGCGACCTGCTTTACAACGAAAACGAAATCATTGTTAACCAGTTGATGTTTCAAGATGTTGGCGACGATCTAGAACGGTCCGCTGCCGATCCGTTTGGAACTTTGACTTGGACTTTGACGTGCACATGGACCACGGTCGCAGCTGTGCAAGAGTTTTTAGGAATCTCGTCGGCCACGGCAAATGACACCGCGTTTCTAACGACTTGTGTCGCAGCTGCAAACTCATGGTGTTTCAGGCGTCGCGTTCAGGCTGGTTACCACGACAGTCTGACGACTGCCCCTGACAGTGCAGCACTGTTAGGAACCACGCTTTACGCCGCAGGGCTTTACCGTGAACGCGGCACAACTGGAGACAGCTACGCGTCGTTTGGTGACATGACAGGACCACCATTAATGACCTTGGGTCGAGTAAACCAGTTGCTCGGCATTAAACGATCGCAGTGTGCATGAAATGGCGGGCATCTTCACGGACGCGATTGATGCTGTCTCAGCAACGATCACGGCTCTCGGGCTTAAGCCTGTCACTGATCCTCGGAACGCTCGACCGCTTACTGTATTTATTGAGCTTCCTGTTTTCACTGCGTTCAATAACCAAACGGCGGACGTCACGATTGATCTCCGAGTGTTGGGCGCGCCACCCGGCAACCAAGACACTACGGACTACATACTCGGAGTCGTTGATCAACTAATGAACTCCACTCTCGCAGTTGTATCTGGACGGCCTTCGCTTGCTCAGATCGGATCGCAAGATCTCCCTGCTTACGACCTCACAATTAGAATCGGCTCAAGCCGCAGATAAAGGACAAAACAATGCCCACAACTTACCTATCAAACCCAACCGTCAATGTCACTAGCCCGTCAGCAATCGCGCTCACCAGCAACTGTTCTGCAGCGGTATTGACCCTTACGGCAGAGGCGCTTGAAAACACGAGCTTCGGCCAGACATCCCGCACCTACACGGCTGGGTTGTTCAGCAAT